AAAGACTATGAAAGACGTAACACCAAGTGTAAAAAATATGCTTGATAAAATGGATATGCCAACTAAAGTTGCAGTTAAACATGCTGGTATTAATATTCTTTCTAAAATAGTATTAAAAGATGAATTAGATATGTCAGTTGATGTTTCAGAAACATACACTGTAGTTATCACTAAAAAAGATGGTTCAAAAATGGAACTAGGCAAGTATAATACTCCTCACGAGGCACAAAAATTTGTTGACATGTATGGTAAAGGTGCTAAGGTTAAAAAAGAAGAACTTCAAGGTCAAAAAGAAAAGAACAAAGACGAACTAGAAGAAGGCAAAATGTCAGACATTGACGCCATGAAAAAAGATGGTGCCTCCGCTAAAGATATTGCTAAAGCATTAAAGATTTCAGTAGCAACAGTTAAAGACATACTAGGCGAAGACGAACAACAAAACAAAGAAGATTTAGAAGAGTCTTTTAGTCCTGCTATGTTAGCAAAATTAAAAACAGAATTTGGTCCTTTAAAAGGTAAAACTATTACAGCTGCTAGAGCAAAACAGTTGATGAATATTTTAGATAAATTAAAAGATAAAGATTTAGAAACTTTAAAAGGTGCAGGTATACCTTTTGTTTCTGGTGGTGCAATGTCTAAACTTTCAGTAAGAAAAATGAAATTCAAAGTAACTACAATTAATCCTTTCAAAGAAGAAACAACGGAAGAATCTTATACAGTAAAATACGTAGACCCTTTAAATAAAAAAAACTTACGTATGAAACATGCTGATGAAAAAGACGCTCAAGATATGATGGATAGATTAAAAAAAGCTGGCGTTAAAGATATTAAAATTGTAAAAGAAGATTTAGACGAGGCTTCATTTGAAGAAGCATGTTGGGTAGGATATAAACAAGTAGGTATGAAAAACAAAGGTGGTAAACAAGTACCTAATTGTGTACCTGAAGAAAACGATTTAGAGGAAGAAGTATTAGATGAAATGGCTGCTTTAAGAAAAAAAGCAGATAAGTCCGGTATCTCATTTAGTATTCTAAAAAAAGTATTTGATAGAGGCATGGCTGCTTGGAAAGGTGGTCACAGACCAGGTGCAAGTCAGCACCAATGGGCTTATGCTAGAGTAAATTCATTTATCACAAAAGGTAGTGGTACATGGGGTGGTGCAGATAAAGATTTAGCTAAACAAGCAAGAGGTCAAAAAGAAGACCTTGACGCAGTGCCACAAGATAGAGACGTTAAGAAAAAAGATGGTACTCAACCTAAAAAATACTATAAAGGTTTAAGTAAAGATGTTAAAGGCGCAAGAGCTTCACACTTTAAGAACAATGATTCTAACAAAGAGGCACCAGGAGATAAAGACGCAAAAACTAAACCATCTATTCACACACAAAAATATAAAAAAATGTATGGCGAGGGTGCAAGAGAATTAGTATTAAAATTCTTAAAACAAAAAATGCAAACTTCCAAGGAGGAAAAATAATGAGTTATTTAAAAAATAAGCCAAACTCTTTAGAAGATATGGCAAAACAAATGCAGATACACACTAATGAATCTGATTACCAAGATAAATTTAAAAAAGAATTAGACAAAGCCGGCAAAGGTATAGGTTCTATGACACCAAAAGAAAAAAAAGATTTCTTTAATAAGATAGACAAAATGCATACGGCAAAAAAAGAAAACGTTAACGAAGAAGTTAATTGGACAGAAGCTGCTGAAGAACAAGAGAAAAGATCAGACGAAGCTAAGTATTATAAAGCTGAAGAAAAATCTGAAATTCCAGCAATTGATAAAGACAATAAACCTGGTGTTAAGATCGCTAAGATTAGAGCAATGAAAAGTGACGACAAAGAAAAGAAAGAGTCAGAGATTGATAAACTTAAAGATCAAAACGCATTATTAAAACAAAAATTAGAAAACGAAAAACACAAGGCAGTTAAGCCAGCACCTAATAAAGATACAGGCGAAGTACCTTTATCTATTGGTATTGCTTACAAACATCTAAAAGATAAGATGAAAACTGAAGCTGCTAAGTATAAAAAAGAACAAAAAAAAGACGAAACTCAAACTAGAGATCAAGAAATGGCAGACCCTAAAGGTAAAACTGACACAGGTCAACCTAAAACTCCAGTTGAAATGAATCCAAAAATTAATCACTCGTTTTAAGGAGAATATAGATGGCGTGGGTAACAGTACCAGGTTCTAATAGCATTTGGCAATACGAGAATACTGCTACGGCTTCTAATACATATTCAGACTCAGCTGCCGGTGCTAACTCAACTATATCAGGTGGTATTAGAACGTATACTAAACCAGGCACCAGCGATACTGTACAGACTTATATCAGATGTAGGAAAGCAGGAACAACTGTTGAAAGAGGAGAATTATCCAAAACCTACTATGATGGACAATAAGAATACTAGAATATATTGTGACATGGATGGTGTCCTTTGCGACTTTGTAAAGGGTGTTGAGAAACTACATGGCATAACTATTAATAACTGGTCATACGGAAGTAAGACTGAAAAGTGGTCTAAAGTAAAAGCAACTCCTAGATTTTGGCATACATTACCATGGCATACTGGTGGTAGACAACTTTGGTCTTTCATATCAAAGTACAAAGCACATATCTTATCAGCATACGTAGAAGAAAGTTTTGATCCTAATTGTATACCAGGCAAGACACATTGGGCAAGAACAAATTTAGGTATACCAGGTAACAGAATTAATCTCGTTAAACGAGTACAAAAACAAAATTACGCAAGGGTCATGGGCAGTCCTGCCATTCTAATAGATGACTATAAGAAGAATACAGATCAATTTAAAGCAAGAGGTGGTATAGGTATACACCATACGACAGTAGGTAACACTTTAAGAGAGTTAAGATCACTAGGTTTCTAACTTATTTCCGTTATAAATAGTGTTAGTTATAACAACAAAGTTAATTAATTAATTAAGGAGAAAACAATGGCTTTATGGGGAAACGATATTAAACCCAAAAACTTAACCGAAGCTGAGAAGAAGGAAGTATACGCTACTGCTTCAGGCTGGGTTAGAGAAGCGGGTTCAATTCTTTCAGGTAATGATAACACGGCTGCTACACCAGAAGTTTTGGTTGCAGTTGGTCAACTTGCTACTAATATGGGTGCAGGTGATATCACTGAAATAGAATTTATTACAACAGCATTTGATAAATCTGCTGGCGGGACACTACAAGTAAGAGTAAGATTTAATGAAGACGTTACCGTGACAGGTACACCGACATTATCAGTAACAAATGGTAATCAAGGTTCTGGTTCAGGTAGAGGTCCTCACGTATTATCTTATGCTTCAGGATCAAATACTAATGAATTGGTATTCAGTTTAGTAATAGGAGCTGCTTCAGTAGCTACTAACGCTGACGATGTACTAACAATTGGTACTAACGCAATGGCACTTAACGGTGGTACAGTAAAAGATAGAGGTACGGCAACGAACTCTACAATTACTAACGCTTCATCAATAGGTACAGCTGCTGGTTCAATTACAGTTGTAGCATAATAAACAATTTTGAATAAACTTATATAATTTACTAGTAAAAAAGGAAATAAAAACATGGCAAACATAACTAAAATGCACCTAGAAAACTCTGATGATTTCAACAGAGCAGCAGGTGGAAAAATAACAGCTACAGTTACATTCAATGAAGATGTGATGGTAGCAGGCACACCAGTTATCAATTTAACTTGTGATATGTCGGATGGTCCTGCTGTAAGTGCAGGCAATGAAGCTAGAGTACAATGGTTAGAGTATGTATCTGGCTCAGGCACAGACGAACTATTATTTGAATACACTTTAGCGGCTGATGATATTAAATCAGGTCAAGAAGGTGATAAAATTGGTATCGGAACAAATGCAGTAGCATTAAACGGTGGTACAATCAAAGACAGAGCAGGCGCAGACGCTAATATAGACAATAGCCAAGCACATGCAGACGCTTTTGGTATATTATCTGTTTACGCTCCAGCATAGTAAACATAATTAATATAGGGGTCCTAAAAGACCCCTATATAATAGTAACAATTGATGTAGTCAAATGGCTACAGTAGCATTCCCGAAAGGGTTTTAAAAGGAGAAAAAATGGCAGACAAAAAGGTAACACAATTAACTGATCTAGGCGACGCTCTAGATACAGCAGATTTATTTCACGTAATAGATGACCCGAGTGGTACACCTATTAACAAAAAGATTTCAGCTGAAAATGTATTCAACAATATTCCAAGTTGGATTGCATTGAAACAAACAGCACAATCAATTACAGCAAGTGGTTCAACACAAGCAGCTGATCTAACTTCAGCAGTGACTTTGATTGACGCTACATCGGCAACAGCACCAACAACACTAGCGGCTGCTTCAACAGATGGACAAATTAAAACAATTTTAAATGCGTCTACTGGTGGAACAAATGCAGTGACAATTACACCAGCAAACTTTAAACAAGGTACAACAGTTACGTTAAACGCTCCAGGTGAGTCAGTGACTTTGATTTACAAGTCTAGTTTCTGGTATGTACTTTCAGGTGAGGGTCACGTAGTAGCTTAATATATAATAGGAGTATATAATGGTAATTGATGAAAAATTATTACTAGAGGAAAAAGAGAAGTTAACAAAAGAGTTTAATGATCTTGCCTCTAAAATTAAACAGGTTGAATTGAATGTTGGTACTATGAAAGCAAATTTAAATGCAATTAATGGTGCTATACAACAAACAGACAATCTTTTAAATAAGGTAAACGAACAAACAAATGAAAAAATTTAAATCATTCATAAAAGAAGAAGATTTAAAAGACTTTGAGGAAGATTGTTTAGCAGGCAAAAAACCTGTTAAACAACCGACCGAAGAAACAGAAAAAAAGGAAACTAAAGAAGATGAAAACATTTAAGAAGTACTTAAACGAACATG